CGACGCCGTTTTCTGCGCCTGCTGGATCGCCACGCGCCGTTCACCGGCACGCTCGCGCGTCGGGTTAGCCGTTGGCCCGGAACTCCTCACGACGCACTCCGGCAGCAGTCGCACGTCCACAGTCGGACGCCGAGCCTATCGAAGCAGTCGAGCAGCGCGTTGACGCCGCACAGTTCGCAGTCGTTGTAGATCATCAGACTGTCGAGTAGCCGGTAAGTGCGTCCAACGCCGAGCCCGTGCCCATGGGCGTTTGGCCAAGATCCTTCGCCGTAGCGGCCTGCTGCTGCGCCATGGCCAACTCGGCCTGCTGCGCTTGTGCCGCCGCCCGTGCATCCCGCAGCGCCTGCACCTGATCCTTGGACATGACCGCTTTCGCCGGCACGCCCAGGTTTGATGCGGAGTCGCGCAAGATCCAGTCGGTGTCGACGCCGTCCCAGATGGACGGGTCCGCCTTTGCTTGCGCCATGCCACCGACGAGCATCAGCCAGCGTTCCACCGCGTTGACGCTCACCGCCTTCTGCGCTTGGTAGAGCACCGACAGGAACTCGGGCGTGAAGTCGCGGCCTTGCAGCAGCTCCGGCGGGGGCGGGAGAGCACCGCCTTCCTGGAGGTAGTAGTAGATCAGTTCCAGCAGCGGCACCAACAGCTCGTCGTGCAGGTTCTGCATGACGGGGCCGAGCATCAGCATCTTTTCCTCGACACGCTGCGCCACCTCCGTGGCCGTCATCTTCGTGTCGACGCCGGCCATCGCCAGCATCTGGAACAGGTCTAGGAACAACATCTGCTGGATCTGAACGCGCACGTCCGCCATCGACGCACGCAGCCAGCTCGGGTCACTCGGTTGCTCGATCAGCCTGCGCACGCCACCGCTTGGCGTCGTCTGGTCGTAGTAGGTGATGCCGTTCGGCGACGTGTCCACGTCGTCGTTCTTCAACACCGTTGGCACCTGCACGGGCGGTTCCGCCTCACGCGCTATCGCCTTGCCCTCACTCAGCGTCTGCAACTGCAACTGGCGCACGAACGGAAGCGCCTCGCTCGCCGGGCTGTAGCCGTAGATGTCCTCGCCTTCGCGCTTCCAGCGGGGGGCCAGCACCGGGAAGTGGCGATACCCGCCTTCCTCCAGCAAGTCCGACTCATCCTGCCGACTGCCCGGTTCGTAGTAGTAGCTCGCCCACGGCATGTCCAACGCCAGCGGAGACGACATGGAGCGACGGCTGCGCGGCTCAATGGCGTGCACCACCTTGCGCCAGCCGTCCCACTCGCCACGGGCGTAGGCATCTTTGATCTGCTGCGAACAGGTGTCCGGCCACCGCTCGACGATCTGGGCAATCGTCATCCAGATTTCGCGGTAGCACGCATTGACCTTGCCCTTGCTGTCCTGGCCGAGCCAGTAGCTACCCGTGACCATCGGGTGCAGGTGAATGACGTTGTCGAAGTCCGGCAACGCCAGCGCGGCCCCGGTCCCGAACACCACAAGCTCCCGGTAGATGTGCGGCAGCACCCGGTACGTGTTCGACTTCTGCAACGCCCGCCGCTGAATCGCGGTCACTTCGTCCAGGTAGCGTTGAACGTCGCTTTCCTCCAGCGCCTCCTGGTCGTCCAGCGTGTTGCGGTGCCACTGACGCGCCGGGCTCGTCGTGTTCGACATGATGCCGGCGACACAGCGGTTCACCGCCAGCTGCCCGGTGGCATCGTAGACGGCCTCTTGCCGCGTCCCTGCCTTGCCACTGGCAGGGTCCGCATCCACATTGATCCGCGCGCCGCTCGGGAACTGTTCCTCCAACTCCACCCACATCGACTCGTGCCGGGTGCGGTTGGCCTTGAGACCAGCAAGGCGCCGGTCCAGCCAATCTCGACGACGGGTAGGCGTGCCGACGGCGGCGACCATCAGCCCCCCAGCGCCGAGCTACGGCCAAGGCGGAGGCGGTTGAGAGCGACGCCAGCGGGACCGGACAGCATCGAGCTGATGCCCATGCCGCGCTCGCCAGCGAGAAGGGCGGACACGTCGGCTGGACGGCGCGCGGCCCTCCGTTGCGCCTCGGCCGCCTGCCTCTCCTGGCGAAGTGCAGCGTCCTCGGCCGTCTGCTGCGCATCGGCTTGCATGGCCAACCCGCGCTTCTGCGCTCGGTTGCCACGCTCCCCTTGAACCACGCCGTACACCAGCCCGGCCGCCGCAATCGCCGCTTGAACGTAGCCCATCAGGTCAACGCCTCCTCGTACGTGTGCTCGACCAGCCGAACCGCCCCGCGATTCGCGAGACGGGCCAGCAGCCGGTCAAACTGGGTGTCATGGCCCGCGCCCCACAGCAGCACTTCGGCCCCCTCCGCCCGCGCCGCATCCGCAAGGCACGCGCGCAGCTGCCGCCACAGGCCGAACGACCGCGCGACGGGATGCACGTAGCACCACGTGACCACGCACAGTTGCCGGCGATCGTGGGGCGACACCGCCAGCGTGCCGACCGCGTAGCCAACTAGCCGCAAGTCATCCCACACGGCCAGGGAGAACGCACCGCCAGCGACCTCGGCCGCTTCCATCGCGCGCCAGTCGGGGTCGGCATGATCGAGCCCAAAGACCTCGGCGTAGTGCGCCCGCGTCAACCCGTGCTCGTTCGCACGGATCTGCGCGATGCTGCTGCGGCGGATGGAATACGGCGGCACCGTAGCAGGCTAGCAGTTGCGGTGCGCCGTAGCAAGCGGGAGGCTATCGCTTGGCGGGGCGGAACGGATTGAAGGCGTCGCGCGACTTCCGTTGCGGCCGCAGCGGCAGGTCTTCAAACGTCACCTTGCTTACCGGGGCCGCGAACGTCAGGGCCAGGGCATCGGCGATGTCCGGGGACGCGCCACCCTTCAACCGCGCCTTGATGTCGTCTTTCGACTCCAGCACCTTACGGCCTGCCGAGTCGAACCAGTAGGTGGGCGTGGCCAGCTCAGTCTTGAGGTGCACGTCGTTCGGGATCGCGCCGCCGCCCCGTAGCCAAGTCGCCATCTCGCACCACATCTCGCTGCGCCGCTTGTCGAACAGGTGCGACGCCAGCGCCTTGCCACCGAACGGCACTTCGATGATGCGGCCGTGGCCCAACTGGCGAAGACGGTCTATTACGCCGCTTCCCGACCCGGCGTCGACGAACACAGCGTCGGGACTGTGCGCGACCATCTGGCTGGCCACGATGTCCGCCAGCTTCATGTTGTCGACCCCCCTGTGGACGATCGGCGGGAAGGCGACAAGGCCCCGGCGCATGATGATGACGGACCTGTCATCCCCGAACCGGGCAGGATCGACGCCTAGCACCGTAGCCGCATGGGCAACGTCGCGCTCCGTGTAGCTGCGGCGGGCAGCGTCCTCGACTTCCTGGAGCGACAGCAGCTGGTCGACGCCACCGGCCGAGAAGTCGCACAGGTATTCGCGTGCGAACGACCCCTCCGGCATGTCGGCGCGAAGGCGAGCAACTTCGGCCGGGTCAATCGCTTCCGTGTCGTCGACGGTGTAGCGGGCAGCGTTCCAGTCCGCTTTGCCTGATGCGCCGAAATACAGCTCCGAGAACAGGTTAATGCCGTTCGGCGTGCCGATGAACATCGCCCAGCCAAGGCGGTCCGACAGCGCCGGCTGGAGAATGTCCGTCCAGACCTCCGGCTTGATCTGCGCAACTTCGTCGATGACGCATCCGTCCAGGCGCACGCCACGCAGCGCATCGGGGTTATCCGCGCCCCACAGCCGAATCACGGCGCCGTTATGGGCGAATACGATGGCAAGATCCGCTTCCCGGATGTCGACGGCGCTCCTACGGCGCAACGGCTCAACCTTGGCCTTCAACCGTGCCCAAGCGATGCCGCGCGCTTGGCTTAGGAACGGCGCGAGGTAGGCGAACAGCGGCAGCGGGTGGCTGCACTTCAGCGCCTTGTCGACCAGCTCCGCCAACGCCATCTCGGTTTTCCCGGCACGGCGATGGATCGCGTAGACGCTGAAACGGCGGCGCTTCCTGTGACACTCCGCTTGCCACTTGCGCGGCCGGTAGTCGATCACGATGCGGTCGACCGTCACGCGGCGTTACTCGTCGTTACCGGTAACGTCGGGGACGCCTGTGACGACGTTCAGGGACACGCCGCCGCTGTGCTCGACCTGCGCGCGGTCCCGGTACACAGCCAGCAAGCGCGCAGCCAGCCAACGGTAGTTCTCCGTCAACGTGCGCTTGTCCGTTGCCTCAACCGAGTCTTTCGAGGCGGTGCGGCAAACCGCAACCAGTTCGTCGACAAGGCCGTGAGTCGCAGCCTCAGTTGCGCGCGCGAGTTCGTCTCGAAACGCCTGATTCTCCGTCGTCCATCGCCAAACCGTGCGCCGATTCGGCATTCCAGGCGTCTTGCAGATGTCCGTGAGGCGTTCGCCTTCCGCGATGCGTTCGCAGATGTTGGCGGCGAGTTCTTCGGAGAACAGCGAAGGCCTTCCCATGGGATCACCCTGCGAAGCTGGCGCGGTTGTGTTCGGATGGTGCTTCTTTGCCAGCCATAAGCATGGTGTCAACTGGAGCGTTCTTGCGGTCCGGCGTCAAGTAGCACGGTGACATCGTTCGGATGTACCGCGTTTGTATCGTAGGTAACTTCGCGCGAATCCCTATCTACCCTCTGCTTTCTACGGTGAAGCCGTGAACGTGTACGTTCTGGCGTTCTGAGCAACCGCAGCAGAGCAGAAGCATGGGAGGGAACTTCCAGTTCCCCCCATCACCCCCCTCGGGCCGGTCGCTGCGCTCCCTGGATTTATCTCAGAGCGCCTAGAGGCGCGCAGAAGGCAATCCGCAGAGTGCTCCGGTGCAAGTTGCCGCAGTACTGACGCGAGTCGCGCAAGATTTTTCGCGTCGTAACGCTTGTGGTGACGGTCGCTTGCAACTTCCCGATGCGGATTTGTAGTCGCAACGGTTGACATTCGGGGCGAGTTGGCCGATAGTGTGGGCATGGAAACCCAATCGCTCATCGCCTCGATCACCGAAGGCATCGCCGCCGGCCGCACCGTCTACGTCGCCACGGCAACCCGCATCACGCCGTATTCGCCGCGCACCGTGGCCCGCATCCGCGCCGCTGGCGCTGAGCCGTTCCGCGTGCTCGCCGACGGCTGCGTCGGCATGTTGGCTCGATGGTCGAAGGGCACCCCGAAATACGACCGCATCACGCTTTCGACCGGCGCCTTGCTGGCGTCCATCACGATCCGCTGAACCCCTACCCAATGAATCCCATGGAAACCAACGCATCCCCCGTCTCTCAGATCCGCACCGCCCCCGCTTGCATGATCCGCACGCGGTTCCTTGGCCCGACCGACCACAAGCCCGCGCGCGTCGTGGCCGAGTTCCTTGCCGACAAGCGCACCCGCGCAACCGTCTCGTGGGACTACAGCCACTGCGGCAGCGAGGGGCATATCCCCGCTGTCCTGGCGCTGGTCGCGAAGGCGAACAAGCAACGCGCCGAATGGGGCTGGCCGCGCATCGACGTGCTTTCTCTGCTGTCGTGCGGCGAGGATGGCGGCGGTTACGTCTGGTGCGTCGTCGAGTCGCGGGAGGTGCGGTCGTGAACCATCCCTCCGGAACCTTCTACATCGCCCCCGCATCCGACCACCGCGACGAGTTCGCCGCCGGCTACGACGCCAACGTGTTCGCCACGCGCGAGCAAGCCGAGTCGGAGATCCCGCACCTCATCGCCGCGATCGGTGGCGAATGGACGGCGGAGGTGCGCTCGTGACCGCCCCCGCCCCCGAGATGTCGTTCTTGGAGATCCTTACCGCGCCCCCTACGCGCCGTCGCTACGCCATCCGTTGCCGCGACTGCCTCACGGTGGCGTTCGCCGAACTGGACGCCAACGAGGCAGTGTTGACGCACGAATGCAGCGCGTGCGCTGGCCGCATCGAGATCATGGGCGAGGTTTTCGGTGCGCTGATCGGACGCCGGGAATACTGCTCGGCGTGCGACGACCGCTGCACCAACGCCAAGGGACCGAACTGCGACTGCCCTTGCGGTGGCAAGAACCACGGTAGCGGTGCCGTCGTCGAGGTGAAGCGCATCACTGGCAAGGCTCCAGTTGCGACGATGCGCGCCAAGGTCGCTTGCCTCAAGGCCGCCGAGGAATGGCGTGCGATGGTCCGGCAGTACGACGCCAAGGTTGCAACGGCCGGTCCGTGGGTGCGATCGACAGCAAAGCGGATGCGCCTGGACGCCGCAAGCAAGCGCACGCACGCGGCCCGGTTGCGGCTCATGCGCGAATGCCTCGACTGGCTGGCCAGCAAGTAACCCGCCCCGGCGAGCGCATCGCCGACATTCCCGCGCCGCCCGGGTCCGGCGGCAGCATGCAACCCGAGTCCGCTACCATGAGCCAGATTCTTACCGACCGTCACGAAGACAAGGCCGACCGCATCGCCCTTGCCTCCATCCGTGGTTCCTTGCGCAAGTTGCGCATGGCAGCGGACAACGCACGCCGTCAAGGCCAGCGGGACGCGGCGACCGATACCGACCGCGTCGCCGATGCACTGGGCAACATTGCCGCCGAACTTCGCCAGCGCATCGAGTGCGCGCAGGTTTGGTAGTGCGCTGCCATTCGTGCGCAGAGTTCGGTTGCGAATGCCCTGCCGGCTACCGTGCTGCCGTGTTCGCGTGCGACGTATGCGGCAAGCGGTTCGCCACGTCGTTTCCGGCGTGCGAATGGCTGCCGGTTGAGTGTCCTGGCTGCGGTGGGGCGACTACCGAAGAACGCGAGGGCACCAGTTGAAACCCCTACCACCCCGAGCCGCCCGGGTCCGGCGGCAACATGCAACCCGAGTCCGTTCCTATGTCTACCCTTCCGTACGTCGTTGAAGTCACCGGCAAGCCTACCCACTACGCGGCCACCGTCGCCGATGCTGTCGCGTGGTGCGCCGCCTTTACCCCCGTCCATGGCGGCGCCTACGTCCAGAGCAACGGCAAGCCTGTCCTTGGCGTGTACCGAGAGTCTGCGCGTACCGTTTGGACGCTGCTCGGCATCCCCGAGCTGTGGGATGCGTGGGCCATGCTGCCGGCTGGCAACACGCTTACCCCCGATAGCATCCGTCCGGCGCAGCCGATGGAAGCGACCGCATGAAACCACTACCCCCCCGCGACGCCTGGGCCACCGCATTCGGCCGCCGCGTCGCCGCCCGCCGTCGCCAGCTTGGTTTCACGCTGTCCGAACTGGGCGAGCGCGTAGGCTCCCACCGTCAAAGCGTGTGGCGTTGGGAGCACGGCGAGCAACTCCCCGACGCCTACGACCTGTTCGCGTTATCCAAGGCGTTGCGTTGCACCGTATGGCGCTTGACGGAAGCGCCGCTGCCGCCAGTCGCTCCGCCGGTTGATCCCGTCGCTTAGTGGGCAGCTCGCCCGGCGATGGTTCCTGGCGCGTTCGCGTGGTCCATCGTCGCGGTTTCTCGGCTGGCCCTAGCCTTGGTGCCCGTCGGCTCGATCCTGCCGCATTCGGTCAGCTAGCGGCCTTCCTGCGCCTTCCGCTCTGCGTCCTCGCGCACCATGCGCCGCAGGTCGGATTCGTAGCGCCTTGCCAGGATGCGGAAAGCGTCGGTGCGGTGCTGTTGCGTGATGCTATCGAGCAGTTCGATGACGGTGGCGAGCGCGTGCGCGTCGGCTTGGTCGGTGCCGGTTTGCGGCTTGGTCCACCAGTCGGTCACGCCTCGCGCTCCAGTTCGCCCAGCGCCTCCCGCATCTCGGCCACGTCGACCTCGCGCAGTGGCGTATGCCAGCCGTCGACCTCGGAGCCGTCGAGGCAGCGGCGCGCGGCCCGTGCGAGTTGCAGGAACGCTGGCAGCTTGGCGCGCATGGTGTCGAGGAGCCGGCTCTCCGCGTCGGCGTCGACAAGAGGCCACGGGACGGACGCCATGCGGTCTTGGAGCTTCTGGAGTTCGTCGATCATAGCTTCTCCAGTTCGTCCAGCCCCGCGAACAGTTCGCGATGGTCTATCAGCTCGCCATCGGACGTGAACACCCAGTCGCTCACTTGGTTCCGGTCGCGGATGGCCTTCGCGGCCCGTGCGACGCGCAGCAGTGCGGGAAGATGCTTCTCCGCCGCGTTGGCAAGGTTGGTGCGCGCGTAGGCGAAGGCAGCCAGCCGGCTCTCGTCCTTGATCGCGGCGGCTCGCGTCGTGGCGACGTTCTCGTGCAGCCGCTGAAGGTTGTCGATCATGGCTTCTCCAGTTCGGCCAGAGCCGCATGCAGCTCGTCGAGGTCGGCAGCCTCCGGACGCAGCTCGTCGGGATCGAACGTGCCGCCGATCACCTTCCTTGCCGCCCTCGCCACCCGCAGCAGTGCGGGCAGGGCGTTGCGCATGGCGACGATGTAGCTGGCGTCCTTGAACCAATGTACGCCCCCAGTCGTCCCTCGCCTTGCTACAAGCACGATGTCGCGGATCGCGTGGTCCGCGACGACCGACTCGTTGCGTAGCACTTGCCCGCATGGTCCTGGTGGCGTCACGTCGGCCCGCCACGGCCCCTTGGTCGCGGCCTCGTGCAGCCGCTGGAGTTCTTCGATGCGGTCGGTCATCGCTCAAGCTCCTCGCGGAACGCCTGCTCCGCATCGGCCAGCCGCCGTGCGTCGATGCGGCGGCGCTCCTCGATCTCGTCGAGCAACCGCTCCACCGATTCGTCCAAAGGCACGCCGAAGAACTCCGTGCGCATCTCGGGGTAGATGGCACACGCCTGCTTGTAGTAGCGCAGTTTTCGGATCTCGTCGTCGGTGAGTCTCATTCTCGCGTCCTTGCTTCGATGGCTGCCGCTCGGTTCTCCTCGATCTCGTCGAGCAGCCGGATGACGTTGCGCAGGCTGTGGAATCCGAGGACTTGCGTTCGCAGTTCCCGGATCTCGTCGTCGGTCAGTCGTTGCGTCATGGCCGTCCTCCACGGTATGGGAACCGCGCCCGCAGCTCGCGCTTGCGCTTCCACTCCTCTTGCAGTCGATCGGCAGCCGTCAGCACGTTGTCCGTCGTGTCGATTGCCACGATCCTGCCGAACCGTTCCCGGTCGACCTCGGCGAGTTGCTGGTGCCACTCGTTCCACGCTGGTAGTTCGTTGCTGCTCAAGCGACCACCCCCGCCCACGTCAGTGCCGCGCCGATGAGCCAAGCAAGGCCGGCGAGCCCCGCGATGACGAACAGCCCCGCTTCGTCACCTTCGACCAGCATCCCCATCGCCCGCGCGCACGCCACGGCCAGTTCGCGGCCGGTCAGTTCGTTGGTGTCGGTCATCGCTTCGCCCTCCCCCGGTTGATCTCGCGCATGTCGCGTTGCAGCGCCTTCATCACGTCCACGGTGCGTCGTCGCCGCTTCTTCGCCTTCTTGGCTTGCTTCTTCTTCCGCTCCCGCACCACCGTGATGCGGACGCGCTTCACCTTTCGCCCACTGCGGCCAGCGAACTCGCGCGGGAACGTCGGCCCGACGCTGCACGCCATCGGGATCGGCGTGCCGTCCAGTTCGCAAGCGGTCCACGCCAGCACGCTTTTCGGCTTCGTCTTGTCAGCCATGGCCCGCCTCCCGCTTCCGCTCCTCGTCGATCCAGTCGAGCACCTTGTCGAACGCGCGCCACTCGCCCAGATCGATGGCCTCGTAGCTGGCAGCAGCGTCCACCCGCTCCCGCAGCCGCTCCAGGGCCGACGGGGTCGGAGTCGCTGCGGCTGCTCGGCGCATGAGGGCGACGGCCTCAGCGGTGTAGTTCTGGATCGTCAACCCGTAGCGGAAGAAGCCGCGCTCCATCTTGCTGCGCCACGCCTCGATCTCCGCTTCGGTGGGCGCGTCGACAGGCGCGACGTGCTCCGCGATGGCGGCGACAAGCTGCTCGTAGCGATTGTCTACCTCGTCGACGCTTACGTTGAGATGCCATGCAATGACAACGTCGTTGTAGGCATCTAGTGCGCGCTTGATTCGCTCGGGGAGTTTGGCAGTCACGAGACCACCTCCTTGGAGCACTCGTAATCCAGGCGATCAATATGGGCGATGACAAGCGCCGCCGCGATCACGCAGCGATCCCGCTCATCGTCGTGTTTCGACGCCAGCCCCCAGAAGTTGCCGTATCCAGTCCCTAGCACGGCGCCAAGCAAGTCCTTCGCCGCGCGCACCATTTCGCCGTTGACGTGCTGCTTGTCATGCTGCACGCCCCACTTGGCCCGCTGCTTTGCGCGCTCACGAACAACGTCGGCAATCGCCGGAGAGGTCGCGCCAAGCGCATCCCGGCACTCGTCGAGCTTGCGCTTCAACTCGGTGTTGTGCGCAGCCAGCACGCGAGCGCACACGCACTCGACGCGGATTTCTCCGCACCCCTCGCAACGCATCAGCACCGATGCCGTCGGCAGCCCAAGGTGCCGAAGCTCCGGCGGCACGTCGTCGATGGAAAGCGGCGCCCGATGCTCCCGACTTCCGCACATACGGCCACTCGGTGACCGGGTTTCGGGGGACGGCAGACTGTCAGGCGCCGCAGTTTGAATGGTAGCAGCGCGAACCTGCTCGGCAACATGGTCGGCGATTGCGCGTTCGAGGGCGGCGCGGGCGTAGTCGACGAACTCAGGGCGGAACCCGCCGCGCAGCTTGTTGCGGTATTCGTCGATCGCGTCGCTGATGGCCTTGGGGAGCGTCATGCGTCGCCCCCCATGGCCGCACGGTAGCGCCGCCACCGAGCACCCACCGCCTTGAAAGCTCGGACCACAAGCCACCCTGCGGCGATGATGACCGCGATTGCGAGGCAGACGGCAGGAACCGCCCACAGCGGGCACGTCACCCACCACCACGACCAGTCGATGTGCCCGGTCAGCTTGAGCGTCATGAACACGAGGAACACGGCTCCGGCAAGGGTGATCCCGCCTGCGTTCTTGTTGCCGTTCATGCGTCGCCCCCCATGCTCTCGTCGCCACGGAACTCGGCCTCGGGATCGTCGGCAACCGTCGAAGGGACCTGCGTCGGCGGCTCCACCTTGGCAACGCCGATTCGCTGCTTGAGCGCCGCCATCGGGTTCGCGGGCGGCTTCGGCTGCTCGGTCAAGTCGTAGTTCTCGTTGTCGTGCTCCAGCACTTGTTGCAGGTCCGTGGACTGCGGCAGCCACTTGGCGAGACGGCGGAACACCGTCTTGCGCGCCATCTCGTCCCACCAGTCGCGCCACGGGCCGTTGTTCTTCGCCCGCGAGACGCTGCGCACCTTCTCGATCTGGTCGCGGCTCATCACCTCGCAGTAGCGTTCGCCGTTGCGGAGCCAAGCGATGGCGTAGGCGGCAATCGGCTCGCCACGGTCGCCCATGGCCGGCTTGTGCGTCAGCCGGTCGTCGTCGCCGAGCGAGTAGTCGAACTCGTCGAGCGAGTAGACGACTTGCACGCTGATCTTGGCGATCTCGCCGCTGTTGCGGACCTTCTTCAACATGCCGCCGAGCATCGGCATGTACTGCACCTTGTCGCCGAACAGCACAAGCGCAGCCTCTCGGCCGTCGGGGAGTAGCCCATCCTGCGCGCACTTGAGGCACGCGCCGTAGAGCGTCGTCCGGTCGGCGTTTTGCAACTGCTCGTTGAGCCGCAGGCCGGTGAGAACGACGCCAAGGAACTTCTCGGGGCGAACCTGCGGCGGCAGCGCGGCGGCGAACGAGCCCTGCATGCTCGTCAACTGCTGCTTGATGGCTTCGTACTTAGTGAGCTGGCGCGGTTGCTGCGCCTGCGTGGCGGGAACGTCGGTCACTGGGCGATCTCCTTGGCTGGGTAGTAGCGGAACGAGCGCACGCCGTTCTTGTTGGCGGCGCAGGACAACAGGCCCGACGGCATGCGGACCTTGCTGGC